TGCCACAAGCAGGCTCTCTGTCCTGCATTGATTGTGCAATCGTAATGACCTGCAACCTGTCACCGACCCAGGGAAGGAAATCATCGGGGTCTTTAGAGAAGCGGATTAATGCATGCTCACCAGCGTAGTTAGGGACCATCCGGTTCTTAGGGCTGTAGCGGATGATCTTTAAGCCTCGGTCAACGTAATACCGGAGCATCTGTTCCTGCTCAAAGTTACACTGCCCGATATCTCTGTAGAACACCTCTCCACCCCACTCCTCTAGAGTCTTCCAATTGTTTGTCACCCAAGCGGGCACATGTTGGATGTAGACAGCATCGAAATGGTCCAAAAACTCCTTCGTTAAATGAGCTTTCTGATCGCTTAACGGTGGCTGTTGGCTTGGGTCGCTCGGGACCCTGGACCAAGCATCTAACCATTCCGGTTTGTAGTTCAATTCGGGAATAGGCGGGCGATCTCCCAGCCCTTGTGGGTTCAGGTAGGCACCCGGAGAGAATACTTCCAGGCCAGGTAATTGAGTAAAGAGCCGAAGCTCGTCGAACTCCAACACGGAGTGACATCCTAAATGGGCTAATCTCATTTGTAGTATCCAGGTCTCCTGTTAACGACTTGCAAATCTAAGATGATCCAGCCTCTGTTAGGTGCGTAGAAGTATTCCCCGAAGTGTCCGGGGTCGTTCATCAGCTGGATGTAGTTCGGATCCAAAGAAGGGCGAGAGAGGTAGCCTGCGCAAAAGCCTAGATTGCACCCTAGAACCAAACTACAGATTACCCCTCTCGCTTGCATGTTGTATGACGTATCCAATTCGAAAAGCACTTAGCTTCTCATCCGTTCCCTGCCGTCCGAACAGCCAGCAGGGACAAGGTGACTATACACCATTCCAGGTGTAACGCTACCTGGTTTCTGCAAAAAAATGCCCCCACCGGCAAAAGTGGGGGCGATCAGGGGGAGATTGGGTTGGTTACTCCTCTTCTTTGACCTCGGTTAACGACTTGTGCAGTTCGTCAATCCAGTTGTCTAAGAGCTCCTGGGGGTCTTGGCCGGTGTATTCGGACAGGTCTCTCAGTTTGCCTGCCTGGTTGGGGGTGAGTTTGATGGTCATTGCTGCCCCTCCTCTGCTGCTTGTTGTCCACAACTGAAACCGCCTAAAAAGGGGCCGAATGTCGGTTTGTGAATAACATTGCTGTGTAGTCGGTTGACAAAATGTGAAAAGTGGCAGTTACTCTTCACAACCTCGGAGGCTTGGAGCCCACTTAAGGGCCGAACGGATGGGGTCATAATAGAAAAAGAGCGCCGAAGGGTAAGGGCGATAACCATTTCTCAGCCGGCAAGACCCGTAACTGATAATCACCTTTCGACGCTCTTTTTATCTGTTTCATTTGTAGCCGCGGGATCTTACCCCGCTTAACAGTAGGCACTAAACAGTTATCGCTGTTCAGCACGCTCACTGTGGCTACCCCTCCTTTGTTGTCAATCTTAAAGTCGAACTTTCTGTTGACCCCGACAGCCTAACGCGGGTGTCCATACACCGCCAGTGGAAAGCAGTGGCCGGTTTGTAATAGGTAAGAAGAAAGGGCCGGTCCAGTTAATGAGGGGTATTAAAGTCGCATTTAACGCCCACCAACCGAACCGACCCAAAGTTATTTCCCTCTTTATCCTGCCCTTTAGCCAGGAGGAGCTGTTGAAAGCACAGCAATCCCGTCTTAGGGCTGCTGCACTTTCCTCTTTGATCTGCCCTTTGAGCCGATCGGAGTGTCTTAGTGACAGGTGAAAATCGAATTTCTCACAGCGACTTAAGGTTTAGCAGGCTGCCTGGCCATTGGACCTTATGTGGAGTCTGACGCGCTCCGTCGCTCAATTCGGGCTGAAGAACCAGCCTCAGAACTTTTTACCCCCTACGTTACTTGCGACCCTCGGGGATGCTAACTTAGTCGGTCACCTACTACTCAGGAGCTACCTGAACGGATTCAACATTAGAATACCGGGATAAGACTCGGCTGGATTGGCTACCAGCAGCTAATCGTTCTCCGGTCGGGCCCCTAGAGCATACGCCGAAGCAACTACAAGGTGACTATACACCTCTTTCGGTAAAAAGCAAGGAAGAGTAGAAAAGGGCACCCCAGCAGTGAGGAGATAAGAACCTGCTGAGATGCCCTATAGGAGGGGGGAGAATGAATCGATGCCAATCTCAACACCAATGTAGCACAGTTTCAGCCGGTGTCTAGTCACCCAACACAAAGCTCTCCAGCGGGCTGCGGGATCTCGTTAAGGGTGGCCGGCAGATTGTGTTTGATGATGTAGAAGTTGTAGGCTGCGGCTGCATCGGCGGGGTGGGTGAATAGGCCTAGGTGAACTGTTTTACCGTTGCAGCCTATCTTTGCTCGCCACTTCTTAGCCTGCCTGTGCCAGCCGACACCGACAAATTTTGGGCAGCTGGTTTTCGGTTTGCGTTTTTGCTTCTGCGCGTTCATTCGGGGGCTCATATTTTCCAGGTTCTCCCTGCGGTTGTCGGTGGTCGCATGGTTAACGTGGTCCACGTGTTGCCCTTTTGCCGGCTTATTGATCTCTCGGTGCATCAAAACGGTTTTTATCTTCTTGCCGAGTCGAACACCTCTAATGGCATAGTAACTCTTGGTGCAGGGGGCCCACTTGGCGCACCATTTCCACTGCGACAACCATTCATAATCTGCCCGATCAACCACCGCAAATTGCCCCCTCGTCAGTATGATAATTTTCCACGGCTGGAACTGATGTTCCGCCAGTGGGCCTAATTTCCAGTCAATCGTTTGAAACCAATGCATGTCTTTTCCTTTCAGGTGTCGTTACACCCAACAGGTCGCACAGGTGTCTACACACCGCAACTAAAAGTGATTACAAAATGGCCAAGGTTTTGGAATGGGTAGATTGACGAGCGCTAGATAAGTGCAGTAGCGTTAATGAATGGAAAGTGTGGTGAATGAGTGGAAGCAAATTATCGCTGAAGAACAGGAGATAATTTTCGGTGTCACCGGCCTGTTGATCTTTCTTGTTCTCGCCCTTTGGCTAATTTGGAAGGGTGTCTCACCTGAGATTCAGCGCAAACGAGCACCGCTTGTAATGCTTGTTCTAACACCGCTAGTGTTGATGATATTTTTAGGCATGCTGGGCCCGGCTGGGCTGGTTGTCGGGATTTGCACCATGGGCTGCCTGTGGTGGCTGCGGGCAGAAAACAAGCCACCTAACCAGCAATGACTTTTTCTACATCTTCAATGCTATCGAAATAGCCGCCCACCCTCTTCCCGTCCGGCCCGTAGAGCTTAATCTTACTGCCTTTGGATCGCTGAATAGCCCGGTGACCTGACGCACTCTTGTAAAGCATTCCACCCCGCTTGTTAAGCTTCTTAGCAGGCTTCAGAACGTTTGGCTTCTCCGGGCTAAAGTTCTGCTGCCCCCGCTGGTAAGCAGCCTCATCGAAATTAGCCTTTGTGTTGGTAGGGCTGGCGTCAATGATCCGATCCAACCTGAAAGACTTCCAAATGTTGTCCTTCTCATTGAACTTCAGCTCAGCTGGCAGTTCTGGGTTGCCCTTCGTATTGCGAGCCCCTAGCAGCTTGTTCATCAGGTTCCTTTTCTGCACCCCGAACAGCTCTGCGGTTGGTCGATCACCAGCAGCTAACGCATTGACGTAGCCTAACAGATCGCTTTTGAGCGAGTCATAGGTTTGCCACGTATCAGCAAATGGTTGACTCCTGGTGAAGTAGCGTTCGGCTTTGGTTCGCAACTTAGACCAATCCAAAGCTCTCACCACCGCATTTCCAACCTCAGACAGCTCCACTTTGTAAGGAATCATATCGCGGTTGCTCACCGGGATCCTGCTGCTGTAAGTCGCCTGCCCCTGCTTATTGCGTTTGGTTGCTGCACCGTAGGTGATGTTGGCAATGATGCCCTCATTGATAATGGTGTTCAGCGATTGCAGAGCCTCCTTCACCTTGTTGCTGATGAAGGCGCTATCTAAGATGGCTGAGAACTGCTCAGGGCTGAACCATTTGCCAGCGTAACCGCTCTCGGTTTGCACCAGGCCGCCATTACCCTCCACACCATTCAACCTGGCCGCCATATCAGCTGCCACTTCTTTGCTAGCTTTGTTCGCTTGGTAGTTACTGGTGAGGGTGCGCCTGCCGTTAGAGTCTCCCTTTGCCGCTCCAATGTCTTTGAGCTGCTGGAAGGTGGCATCATCCCGCAAATCGCTCACCGTGTAGCTGGCGAAATCTCGGTCTGAAATGGTCTCAGTGGAGCGGTAAGCCTTCCTTCTGGCTGCCACCATGCGGTTGACAATCTTATCGATGGCTTTGGATTGCTTCAGCTGGCCTAAGGATTGCGTTTCCAGTGCTCCGGTGATGCGCTCCAGCTTCTCAGCTGCTCCCCGATGCGTAAGCCAATCCACAGCATTAAGAACGGCAGTGCCTCCAGGAATGTTGGTGCGAGAGCCTTTAAGTAGCCAATTGGGATGCTGACCCCTGACGTAGGCAGAGAAATAGTCAGCCGCGAGCTCCTCCAGCTGGACATCTCGGGGCTGTCGGTCCCAAGTCTGCCGCTGTGCCCTCGGCAATCTCTGCCGGTAACGGTCAAAGATGGCGTTGAGTTGCGATTCTTTGTAGACACCAGGAACGGATTGCTGGCCGTCAGGCGTTTGTTTGCCACCAAAAGCCGTTTTAATGTCGGTGACGTACTGGTCAAAGCCATCCAGCTTAGCCATGGCGTGGATTGCCTCGTGGGCTAACGTATCAGAATCTGACCGACGAGGGTGCAGCCGGATGGTGGGCTTGTCGCCAACTACCTCAAAAACACCCGCAGTCTTCCCGTATTTAGCTTCGTAATCCTTCGGCACCTCAATACGCACGTCCTCACCCGTAACGCCCTTCAGAAGGCCACTGAGATCCATTATGGTTGCCTTAGCCTGATCTGTTCTGCCTTTAGACTGCGCCCAGGCCCTCACATCGTCTGCCTGAGTGCTCACCCATCGGCTCCAGTCGGCATTAATCGCCTGCCGCAGGTTGCTGCCGGATAGTTGCCCGGCTAAACGGGTAGCGCCCGCCCCAGCTGCACCGAGGCCGGCACCAGCACCAATGCCAGAGTAAAAGCCTTCCTGGCCTTCCGCTAAACCGCCTAGGACAGCTCCTGTGACCCCACCCGCTGTGGCACCACCGGCAACCCTGCCAGCTGCGTCCAGAGGGCCATCTAACCACGTTAAACGGCCTGCTGCTTGGCCGGCTAGTGTTCCTGGCCTTGTGGCTGCTGTTCGTTGGAATGCTCCGATCCGAGTAGGGGTAGATTGCATTGACTCGCCAAAGCCACGGATAGCGCCACCAGCAAGTTGTGCAGCGGTTGGGGCAGCAAGGCCACCGAGGGCAGCTCCTGCTGTAGGAAGACCGCCAACCAAACCAGCTCCAGCAGCGGCACCTACCGCCATAGCAGGCCCAACTGCTTGCTCAGGTAGCTTAGAGGCTACAGCAGACTTAACGGAGGCAACTTTATCGCCAACCGCTTCCACTGCTCGGCCTGCGGCTACGCCAGCCCTCTCCAAGCCCTTACCAACAGCCGCCACAGGGGCTCCAGCTGCTCTTGTGGCCGCTCTACCTAAAGCACCGCCACCGACAGCCATAGAGGGGTCTAAGACGTTGCTGAGGGCGTTTGCTAAGTCCTGGTCGATGTCCTCCTCTAGAAACATAGACTCCAGAAGGTTGCCTTCGCCAGATCGGGCTGCCGTAACAGCGTTGTCCAGTTTTTTGATGCCGATGAAACGAGAGAAAGCAGCTGCTTCGTCATCGCCTGGGACAAGGAATTCCCCGACGTTGTTGGCGATCTTTGCCGCCATTGAGCCAAGCTCTACGGTGCCACGGGCGGCGCCTTCCGCTGTGGAGGCTGCAACCTTGGGGAGCTCGCCTTTAACCAATGCTTTGCCGGCTGCGGGAATGCCTTTAGCAATCTCACCGGCCACCTGGGTTAAGCCATCAAACAGCAGGCCAGCACCTTCCTCTAGAGTAATGTCAGAGGAGTGCTTGCGGTACGCCTGGAACTCTTCGAAGCTGATATCTTCCCACGGGGTGGAAGGATCCTTCAGCTTAGCTGCGATCTGCTCAGAAGTTGGCGGGTATTTCTCCGCTAGGGTTGCCTGGATCTGCTCTGGGGTGGCGTCATCAGGGAACTCTTCGACGGTGTTATGGCCTGGAATGGCAATTCTCATTGTAAGCCGTAACCGGACCAGATGGCGTCAGGGGCTTGTCGGCCTTCGTAGCCTTCGATGTTGTTTTTGTAGCGGGTCTCCAGCTGGTCTGCTAAGTGGGATTTCAGCTTGGTGAGTGCTGCTTTCACCTGGCCGTCTGTCTTTTTGAAGCTGGTAGGATTGGCCACTACTCGGTCTAAGAGCTTAATCTCGCTTTCAGACATAGCACCAGGGCCGACGATTGCCAGCCGAAGAGAGCCTTTCAGCATTGCTGTCAGTGTCTCAGCTTCAGCTCTTAGCTTGGGCGAGAAAGCTTTGCCTGTCGTTCCTAAGATCTTAAGAAGTCCATCAACTCCCTTGTTGGTGTCTTCAACTGTCGTTTTGAATTCAATTAGCTCCTTGGCCGCTTCTGGCGTTCGGGCTAAACCGACATCCTTAACAGTTCGCGCCGTTACAGAGTCATTGTATTTCTTAACGGCAATCTGATCCGTAATCGATGGCTGACCGCTGCCAAGCTGCTTCAGAATGTCACCAACCCTCGCCTTTGGATTCTTTTTGAATGCATCCATCAGCATCTCGCGGCGAGAAGGTGTTTTGGTCTCAACCGTTGGCACCTCGGGCGCAGTTCTTCCGCTCACCTTATCCATCCCTGGAACAGGTGCATTGATCGTTGTAACCGGCTTCGGCTCCTCAATGGAAGCCATCAGCACATTGTTGGTCTGCTCTTCCTGCGTGGTTGCCTTCTCAATGGTTTCCTTTTGCAGTTGGTGGGCTTCTTGTGCTCTTACATCTGCATTCTGTGCTCGCTGGTCCTGGCGGTTTTGCAGGCGCATCTTCTCTTCGATTTGCCGCTTCGCCTCCATAACCGCCAAGCTGTCCTTCCACCCACGTAGCTCGCTCAACCCCATTTCCTCGCCACGGGCAAGAGCTTGGTTCATTGTATCCTTAATGGAGTCCTTGTCAGCGTCTGGGCTCGCCATAGCGACATCCGCACTACCTTTGACATACGTCTGGTAGAAGTTGCGTAGCATTTTCGCTTCCGCTTTGTTGCGGTTGAAGTTCTGAATGCCTTGGCCGATGGCGTTGCCGGCTTGGGCAATACCACCCTGCATCAGCAAACCAATGCGGCTGCGTTCCCGAGGCTGTTCAATGCCCTGGCCCTGATAAGATTGCTGAGAGAATGCCATTATCCGAAAATGTTAGGATTGCCTAATGCTCCGCCGCCAAGACTCCCCACAGCCCCGATGGTTCCACCAATGACACCAGCATTAGCATTCGCCTGTGCAATGGCCGCATTGTTGGCGGCGTTGAAGTTGTTTGCGTAGAGGCTGCCAGCGTAGGCTGACTCCGGGTTGAAGACCTGACCTGGGTTCATCGATTGGCCCTGACCGCTGACACCGATTGCTGCGTTGGGGCTCACACCAGAGCGACCAAGGATTGCCATAAATGGATCAGCTGTGGTTGCTGAATTAACGCCAATCACATTGGTCGCGAATTGCTGCCTTTGCCTCTTAAGTTGCTCACCCACTTGGCCTGCATAAAGCGCCTCCGAAGCCACATCCCCGACACCGAAGCCCATGCCTCGGTCTGCCTGAGCTGTCCTGATGTTTTGTTCAGTCTGCCGTTGCAGGGCAGGGTCCAACTGGTTGCCGGCTTGTAGTTCTGCAAGTGCTTGGTTGTTTAGCTCATCGATCAGTGCCTGTTGCTGCGGGTTGGAAGCTTTAGCGGCTGCTGCCGCCCTGCCGCCTAACTCCTCAATAGATGCAATGTCTGCCTCCTGCTGGATGCGGCGGGATACAACGTCCGCTTCGGCTAGAGCGGGGATGGTCTCCTCTTTGTAGAGCTGAAGAAGGCCGGGATTGCCGTCAACACCCATTAGGGTGTCCCGCAGCACACTCAAATCTAGCTGCGCTTCAGCAGACCTGCCGTATTCAGAATTGCTTTCAGCCGCGAAAAGATCGGGCGCTAAATCAATTTGCGCCTGTAGAGTATCGCGATACTCCTTGCCCACGTCTCGGGGCGGTGGACTGTCAACGTCTTTTCCCATCTCTTAACCTTCGTAAGTAATCAATGCTGTATTTCTTCGGCTTCCCTGATCGCTCGCCCCAGACTTCTCTAGCGTTCGGGTAGCGTTCTAATAAGTATCCTGCAATTCTGCTAACCGCTCGTCTGTCAGTTGCAACTAAGTGGTAGACAACAATGATGTTGCCATCTTCACTGCTCTTCTCCCAGACTCCGGGCTCGCCCCGTTTCTCCGTGGTCATCTTCCACAGGCAGACGCCCTTAAGCCTGCTGTCACCACCCTGAACCAACCGGATGGTGTTGTCTTCGATGTTGAGGCCAATGTAACGCCTCAGATGATCAATGTTGCCTGTCAGAGGCATCCTGCCCCTGTTCGCTAGTAGATAAGCAGCAACAAGGTCTACATACATCAGACAAGCTTAATAATCTTCACCATCGAATAGATTTCAGGGTGAGAAGTATCCCCGCCAAGAGAACCAGCTGCATTGCCCAGGCCATCTGTGCTCCTGCTAGAAGTGCAACGGTGGCGCAGTTCCAAATCAGCAGCTGCGGACAAAGTGAAAATACCTGACAGATTTGCCCTCACAGCTTGCGCAGAGCTGTTGTCGGAATAGGTGGCTTCTCCATCAATCAGCGTGGTGCTGTTGGTGGTATCGTAAAGCCAGACAACGTGGGTGTCGCAATCGAAACCAGGAGCTGAGGCTTCTACTAAATAGCTTCCAGCCTGTAAGGTGATCCGATTAGAAGACAAGGTGGCGATGCTGCCGGGATCTGTGCTCTGGTTTAGGACTCGGGTTACGTTTGTATCCTGCGTAAAAGTGCCGCCATCTGTGCCATTGGTTTGTTCCTCCCAGAACACCGCAATCTTTGTGCTGGCTTGGGCTGCCCACTCCACCGTACCGGATGCATTAGTAACAAGGTATGTGCTGTTAGAGCCTGCCGAAATGTTGCTCGGGCTCACCGTGCTCACAGATGGCACCGTTGCCCACTCCGGGTTGTCGCTGGCACCTTTAGTAGTGAGCACTTGGCCGGATGTTCCTGGCGCTAGGTGGTTCCAGGTAGATGCCCCTCGGTAGAAGATGGTTCCTTGGTCTGCGCTTCCCAAGTGCTCCACACCGATAGCACCATTGGCAATTTTAGTGCCGTTGATTGCGTCTGCTGCAATCTTGGCAGTCGTTACAGAGCCATCTTCAATTTCAGAGCTGCCTACTGTACCGCTAATCGACACCATAGGAGAGCCTAACTGGTTCAGCTTGCCAAAGGTTACCTTGTCGGTTCCATCAGTCTGGAACGTGTAGCCTGGGGAGAGTGTAATTGAGAGTGCCATTAGACTAAGCGGTTCCAGATCTGGCTCTCATTGGAAACCAGTATTGTGACGCCCTTATCAGGCAGGGTGATGGCAGAGCCGTCCAGCGAACCAGAAGACTCGTTACAAGTAATGCTTACCCCGGTGTTGTTCATAATTACCTTCACATTGACTTCGCCATTAGGTGCTAGAGGAACAATGCAAGTAGCGGGTGACGTAAAGCTGTGGAGGATCGTTAGAGGGGCAGTTGTGTTGACCGTCTGACCACCAGAGGTGATTTCCTCGGGGGCAGCAAAGATCTTCTGTAAAGCAGCCCAACCGTCATTGATGCCGACCGTGGGGTTGCCAGCTACACCGTTGCCGTTGGTAACCGATAAGCCGTCAGCACCGGAGATGGTCCGCTGCTGGCAGTCGCCATTAGAGTCGAAAGCCCAGATGCCGTAGCTGCTAGTAGAGCCCGAGGTATCAATGGCATCGATGGCCCTTACGGCAGAATCGGTGTGCTGGAGATACTTAAGCGTCTCCAGAAATTCTGCCCTCGGGTAGTTCGTTGTCGAAACCGGCCCGTTGGTCTCATTGATTGAAAAGTTTATTTCGCCGTCTGCCATTAGTGTAGTGCTCCGTGTTCGCCGTGCTTCTGCTCGCCATTCATCTTCTCAGCACCTGCGGCGTGGATTCTTATCCGGCCCTGGATGTTTGTGATTTTGACCTGGTAGTAGCTGCCCCTTCTGTTCGTCAGATACTTATTGGCCCAGGTCTGGTACTTCGCTAGCTCAATCCCGCCATCGTCCAGGCAGGTGCCTCCGTTCACTTCATCTGTGTCCAGCGTTACCGAATAGTCCTCTCGGCCCGGTGTTCTGAAATCCTTGTTCGGATTCGCCACCGCCCAGTCCTCAATTGCAAAACCGAGATACTTGGTTCTGTCCTTTGTAATATAAGCAATGGCACCGTTTTGGTCCACCCAGGCAGACTCTTCGTAGGCTCCATCGGTTATAACTGTCACCGTGTATTTTGGATCCCAGGTGCTGACGTGGAGCATTCCTGTTCGCCATCGGCCCTGGTTGCCCCCAGCATAGCCATAAGCCCTGGTGATGACTTCGAATTCAATCGGCTGGCAAGTGACGGAAGTCTCAGCCGAATTGATCAGGGTGATGTAGGGGTCGTTGGTCGTAACACCAATCGGGCTGGAGCTGGTAAGGCGCACACCACAGGCAAGCTGGCTCGCTGTTGCTCCACCGCTATCCCACTGATCGTAGTTAGCGTTGCCCGTCGAAAAGCCGAGGTAAAGGTTTTGAGCGGGGAATGTGTTGCAAGGATCAGAGTAATCAGAGCCAACACCCCAATGCTTTGTTGCCCCCTGGTCCCAGTTCTCGGCCAGAGACAGAACAGCTGTGGTGCCATCGCTTAGCGTCACATCGTCCCCTGATGGGTGTTCCGACCATTCGACCTCTCTCGTTGCCCTGATCGTATCGCCATTCGTTACGCTTAGCGTGGAGCCGTCTGAAGGGTGGCCAGAAAGCACAATGTCTACAGAGTAAGTGCCAGTAGCACCCGCTTTGATTGCATCTTCTTCCGAATACTCATAGAGGCCGATGCAACCGGAGTAGTCTACAAAGTAGAGGGCGTCAGATCCGTTGTTGTCTGCTGTGAAGAAATACTTAACCGTTGTGTCATCGTAACCGCTCCAGGCTTTGTTCAGAAAGTCGTAGACCAGGACACAGTTGTTAGTGTAACTGCCATCGATTGGAATGCTCAGGTAGTAGCGATCTCTGAAGTAGCCGGCTGAGGCATTGTTCTTTGCAGCAAACCAGTTAATGCGGTCAACCATTGGCTGCATCGGGGCACTGTTCGGTTGATCTGTCCCTTGCAGCTTGTTCTCTTCCGTACGGTTGATGCTGGTAACCCCTCGCTGGCTAAGGAACCACAGATCTTTGCCGACGTTAACCACTGATCGCCTACCAACCAATCCATACTCCGTGGTGATGTCGTCCAGAATGGCGTTTGCGCTCCAGTCGCCCTGTAGGTTGGTCACTGCATAGATTGAGGAGTCCTTAAAGACAACGATGGTGTTGTCATTGAACTTCTCCAGGTGAACCACGTCATCTGCGTCACCCTGGTTAATCCGAAAGCTGTTGAAGACTGAGTAATCTGTTGCGCTCAGAATGTCGGAGACAGCAACATTGTCTGCCTTAGAGGCACCTGTAGGGATGTAGGGGACAGAAAGCCGATTCTGGAAGTAAATGGAAGTCTTACTGTTCGGAATACTAAAAATCGAAGGATTAGTAGAATCGGTAGATGTGGCAACAGTAAAGCCTGTATCCAGCGAATCCATCGTCAAAACGGTGTCGTCGTAACCCCGATGCAGGAAGCACTTGTTGAAGGCTGATGTGAACCAAAAGCCATCCAGCGCAGTCTGGCTGTTAGAGGGAAAGTTGCTGTCCGATGGAACGGCGATGGTTACCGAAACAGGCACCTGCCGCACTCGGTTACCCTGGCGGCCAGCCCAGATTTTAATGGCTTCACCCGTCCTGCTGGCTGCGAACAGTTGCCACTGCGCACCGTTAGGATCTTCCCACACACCAACGCCGTAAATAGTGCCAATACTTACCGGAATGTTCCAATTGATATCACCCTCATCCCAGTTAACACCCCAACTGGTTGCTCCGAGGAAGTTAAACCTTACAGGCATCATCCCCAGACGCGCCTCGGCTCTCCCAAATCGGAAACGAGCATTCTTAGCAAACGAACAGAACCCAGGCTTTAACTGCTGGGGGTCAACCCGCATGTCTACCCCAGTAAAGTAAAGGTCGCCATCAGGCAACCTCTGCTCATCTAAACTGTTAATCAGTTGGTTCATATTACAGCCATGCTCTTCAAAGCTGACTCCAAAGTCTCATTTGATCGCTCCCAGGAATACTTCGCCCCCCTTAAGGAGGCTTTCAGGCTTTTATCTTCCACCTCACTGCCACCTTCGGCCACCCGCTGCATCTGTGCAATTAAGGAATCGAAATCCGCTTCCGCATACAGACCGCAGTCTTTGTAGTGGTTGGTTCCGGCTACTAGTTTGTAATCAACCGGAAACCCTACGGTCTCGTCGTAGAACTCACTGATACCACCAAACGGCACAGCAATCACAGGCCGGCCAATAGCCATTGCCTCGTGCTGCATCAACCCCCAGCCTTCGCCCCTGGAGGCGCTCACAAAGCAGTCTAAGTCCTCATACCACTGCGCCAACCTCTCCGGCTCCCAAAACTCTTTGATCAGCTCAACCCGATCATCCTCAACCGCAATGTCGGGATCCTCTGGGTAACACTTCACCTGCAACTTAACGTCGTCCCGACCATCGAAGGCCAACTGGAAAGCTTCCACCACATCGGGGATCTGCTTCCGGCAACCCCCTGCCATCGTTCGGCCTGCCGCTCCAAACAGAAAGTAGTCCTTCTCTTTCTTTGGCCTGTAGTTAAACAGTTCCGTTCGGCAGCCCATCGGCACTTTGTAGATCGGAACATCTACGCCCTGAGCACTGAACACCGATTGCTGCCACTCGCTGGGAACAATCACACCGATAGTGTTGTTGAGGTTAACCACTGCCTGAGAAGGCAACCTGGTTGACTCCCACATTGTGTTATAGATGATGTCCTTCTTCTCAGCCGGCCCAAAAGACGGGCAGTGGATCACCATCTCCCACGGTTCAACCTGCAACTTGTGGACTATCGTATCAGCAGCCCAACGGGGAACCCTTCCGGCTTCCCGCATGTCGCAATCAATCGGTAGCGTGTTAACGTCATACCCTAGCTTTCCCAAACCTCTAACAACGTGCATCCAATGGAAGGAATAGCTAGAATAGCCATCAGGCACGCCTCGCAGAACAACCCTGGTTTTCATAAAAGTTAATCCATCACAGAAAGAGCTTCTTTAGAGCTTCGAATTTCTCATCCGTTATCCACCCAAATGCCCAGCAGAGGAAAACGAGAGCAGAACCAACAGCGCTACCAATTGGCTTCCAGTTTTTAAGAGCCCAAGCCCAGCCAATGACAGTCGCAGCAGGGCGAGCACAAGGAACCACATAACTGATGAAATTTTCGAATTCACCATCGTCATTCCTTACAACACTGACTACAAGAGATGCCCAGAACGCTTCGTTCGCGTTTTTGCGACGATAACGCTTCTCCATGCTGTATCCATCAGATCCATTCCTTTTGCGGCATTTGTCGACTTCCTGCTGGTCGGGCTCAATGTCCGCGTCATAGGTAAGCTCTCGCCATGTCCGCTTTTGAATTTCTGAAGGAGCGTATCCAAAAATCCTGCACAGCTCTTCATTGACATACAGCCACTGCCCTTCCCCGCTGACCACCGCAATACCAATGGGTGCCTCGTCGAATGCCTGCTGAAAGACTTTTGCAGGCGAAAACTGGGTCTCTAAATTGTCCACTTACTACGTTCATATTCGGCAAGGCCGCCACTAACCGGAGGTGGTGAGAAAAGGCAGGGCAAGCAGACGTTCCGGCTTTCGTATCTGCTGACGCCTCAGTCCTCAGCAGGGGCCGCAGGCGCGTTGGTTACAACAATGGTAGCGGGTGGCCGATTGATAAGGGCCAGAATGACTTCATCAGATAATCCAGGGCCACCAGAAGAGCCAACCTGAGAGCCTGCCAGAAACACGGCAGCAAGGTCGCGTAACTGCGCCTCCCCGCTGGCTGCATCTGCTTTGGTGGATTGCTTTAGCCCGTCCGGGCCAAGCTCCTTGTCACTCTCAATTCCAGCTAAATCCACTTTCGCCCCGAAGGCTACGACGGATGTTGTCAGCTGGCCACCACCCTCCGTCTGCACCCTGTTGCTGTATCGGGTGCAACCCAACAAGCAGATGGAGGCTAGAAAGATAGCTGTTAAGGCTTTCATTTCAGTCCTCCAGTGCAGCGAGTTCAGAGAGTTCAGAGAGGATTGCGGCCTTATCTTTGAAGGCCACATCATTGGCGTTGACAGCATTAAGAGACCCCTCAATGCCATCATAGAGGTTGCCTACGGTGGCAACGTCCATATCGGGGAGGACTGCCCCGGTGGCCTCCAACCCGTCACGCGCATCCAGTAGGGCTAGCCCTTGGTCGATCTTTTTGTTGGCTGCGATCCTGAGTGACTGGTTGTTGAGAGATGCCTTGGCGGCGTTTAGCTCTGCTCGTATGTAATCTGTTTCTGCGCTCATATGATTAGCTTCCGTGGGTGTGGGCGACTAAGTAGTAGGTTGTTCCACCAATATCGATTGGGATCTGATGGCTGACCGTTCCGGCTGTAGTGATCGCATCTGCTGCATATTTCGCAACAGGGGCATCCGTAGCCAAGTTCTCCTGGCGGATGGTGCCTTCTGCATCAATCCCAGCCTTAGAAGATCCGGCAACCTTCACATCCAAAAGCATCGAATCTGCCGCAGGGCTCTCTGCGTCAATGTCAACGACCTGAGTCTTCCTCAGTGGAGTGACAGACGTTGCACTAGCGTGCAAGCCGTTCGAAGACGCGTCGCGGATTGAACCATCAGATTCAACGGACTCAGGGAGGTATGCTGCGACAGCTCCGATGGGTGTGATCCCGCTAGAATTACTCCAGGTTGTCGGCGTGGTCCCTGTAGCGATAAACTCAACGTCAGTCGCGTTGGAGCTTGCTCCCACGTTAGTGAAGTCGTCCCCGCTCTGGAAATTGGAAATGCGGTATCTTTGTCCGACTTCCAGAGTGCCGCTTGTTACTTCTGTGCCACCCCATTGGTCGGCGACTTCTACGCTGTTCCCGGTCACTCCCAACCTCGCCACTTGTGTAGCCGTGAGTTCACGGTTGAAGATGAGAACGCTGTGAATCTTCCCGTTTGCGTGGACTGCGTTCCCTTCGCCGATCTCTACCGCCTGAGACGTGTTGTGCATAGCAACATAGGAGCCGCCAGAGGCATCCGTCAGAGTTTCGGCTTCGCCATTCCAATAGAGATTGATGTCAGTGTAAGACGACGCGTTTCCGTTGTAAGTAGCAACTACGTGGTGTTTTTTTCCCGTGGTAAGAACAGTCGTGCCTTTAGCAATCAGTTTATTTATGACCCCGTTATCCCAAAGGGATAATGAGATTAACCCTCCTGTATCAACTGTTAGCCTCCACTCATAATTAGGGTTCTTCATTTTGCTAACGATATCAAAGCCACTTGTCAGATCATCGATTTCGAACTCCGCAGCTAGACTGAAAGGTGAGTCGGTCGTGGAGTTACCGAAGGATAGCAGGTTAGTGTCAGCGACAGTATTAACCGAATCAGTGCCGTTA